CTTTCGATGTCTCACTCAGACCCAGCATCCCACGTATGGCACCTTCAATAACGCTACGTTGATCAGCCATCACGCAACTCCCGATTGGTCCATTTCATAAATGATGTCTTGAATCTGACGCATCTTCTCTACGAGTGATTTCGCTTCAGCCTTATCTTTGTCACTGAGACTTGGAACCGTAGTATCAGGTCCAGCTTTCGCAGTTTCTGTTGGTGACGCGGGACTTGGTTGCCCCTTGTCACTTTCGTCGCGCTTCTTACTCTCAGCACTCTCTCTGCCTTGAAGGGCAGCAAGTATCTGAGCACGCTGTTTATTTTGAGCACCAGTCGGCCCCTTCGCAGCTTCGGGTTTAAGGCTTGGACCGCCCTCGTCTTTATCGTCGGTATCTTCTACCGTGTCGGTATCATCTACCGTCCGAACGTTCGGATCATCGGTAACGTTCGCCGGCGCAAGACCTTCGCCTGCGGCAGCTTGTCGGGCGATCTGAGCATCTTTTTTCCGCTTGTCTTCTTTTTCTTTTTCGCGCTGCTTTGTCGCTATCTCGCGCTTTCGATTTATCTCCTGCGTTACGTCATCTGCCTTTTTCTCAAGGTCCGCTATAAGGGCATCGCTTTGTTCGACTCGCTCTTGGGACTCGTCAACTGGCGGCGTACGTTGCTCCGCAAGAGCCGCAGTTTCTTTGAGGTCAACTGGCGGCGTTTCTGCCATAGCAGCGTCTATTTCTAACTGCTGCGCTACTTCCGAAGCACTACGCCCTTCGGGTGGTTTATCTATTTCAATAGTGCCCTTACCAGTAATCAGTCGATCTCGCAGGTTCTCCGCCGCTTGCCGTTCCGCTATTTGCTTGGCTTGCCGCTCCGCTATCTGGTCTTCTGTTAGACCGGTAGCTTCTTGCATGCCTTTCATGATTTCGTACTGTGTCGGCACACCAGTACCGGAATCAATGGCCGTTTTGCTTTTGGCTAACGCCGCTGCTGCGGCTGCTTCGTCTTTTTGTTTTTGAAGCGCGGCTATCTGGTCAGGGGCTATACCCCGACGCCTTAGTTCGCCCTCGTCTATAGACCCTTGAAGATAGCCAGTAGCGACGACATCAGGTACGCCTTCGGTCGGATCTGGCGGTATCGGAGTTACGTCGAACTGCTTGTCCATGTACGCGCTCATACGTGCATCGAAAGCTTCGCGTTTTTGGGCTCGTTTTTGTCTCGTCGAACCAAGATATTCAGCGACCCAAGCGGCTTCCGAGTCAGGGCCAATGTCGACACCCTCAGTCTGTGTGTACTGGTCGAGCGTTTTTTGCGCGTCATTCAGGTAGCCTGCTTCCGTCTGCGCCATGGCAATAAGTGGAAGATACTTGGGGTCGTTATCTGATAGTTCGTAGGCTCTCTTGAGTCTTCTCAGATATGCCGTAGGGTCAGCACTGATTCTGCTCAGTGACAAGTCTTCGGCCAGAGCACGCGCTTCATCAAGTACAGCACCCCTTTCGGCAACTGGAACTTCGCGTATCTTACCCGTCATTGGGTCAGGCACGCGCTCAGTAGCAACCTCACCCTCCAGTATGTCTAGTGCGTCTTGTCGCGTAGGTGCGGGTTCCGTTCTGGTAGTTGTGGGTGCATCGACAAGTTCAGCAGCATCAGTAACATCACCGTCATCAGTCAACGGATAACCGGATGCGCGTGCAGCGGGGTCTCCTGCTTGTGCTGCTTTGCGCTCGACTTTTCGGTAAGCGTCTGCTGCTTTGTTCGCGACTATATTAGCCGATTGCATCTCAGAGTAAGCCTTCTTACGCGCTGCTTTGTTGGCTTCTGTGGGGTTTGCATCGTTTGCATCAGCCGCGAGACCAAAGCTTTCTTTGGCAGCTTCTTGATCTCGCAGTGCTGATTCGTACACTTCTTTCGCAGCTTGGCGATCGTCGCTCAGTGCCGCAACCGCACGCTCCTGTGTGATCGCGCTCTTTTCGGCTTTATCGGGCTTCAAGTCAGGACCAGTGATCTTGCCTTGCAGCTTATCGAACACATTGAGTTTGGTGCTGCCGTACTCTCTTGTCATCACACCATTGACCATCTTCTCTTCGTATTCGATCTCGGAAGTGTCTTGTGCTTTTTCCGCAATACGGGTCTGCCGGCGACTGCCTAAGAAGTTGGCGAAGTCCTTGAAGTTGGTGTCCGACTTTGTCTGGTAGGACTTCAAGTTCTTTATTTCAGCAGGGTCAATACGGAACTCTAAGTTGGTCGACACGTCGATGTAGCTTCGATGGTTCTGACCTGTTGCGCGTCCGTGGTACACGTCCATTGCATCGGTCTTGAGTCGACGCGCTGTTACAGTACGTGTAGCAGCCGCAGGAGGTGAGTCTACGACACTGATGTTTAGGTCACCGTACTCTGAGTTGAGTGCCTGTCGATCTTCGGTAGTAGCTACAGAGAAGTCAACGGCACCAACGTCTGTCAAGTCTTCTGCTTGCAGATAGCGAGTAGCGTTTCCTTCGGCATCGCGGAGAACCAGTCCGAGGTCACCTGCTTTGGGTACCCATGTTTTAGGTCCCTCGACTCTTTCATAGTAAGCGCCGTTAATCGGTTTACCGTCTCCATCGACTTCGTAGTATACCGGGTTGGCTTCGCTGCCTGCCTTTAGATAGGCTTTCCCGTCATCCCCCACACCAACTTTTACTGTCGGCCTCACATAGCGTGAGAGATAGTCGCGTGACTCACCTTCCGTGACGTACCGCTCGATACCGTCTTCGTCAGTCGAGATTACCCACTTACCGTCAGAGTGTTTGAACCGCTCTACCGTTGCAGGGTCAACCACCATATCAAAGACGTGGATTTCATTCGTGTGAGAACTTGGACCCAAGAAACGGCTATGCCTGTTGGGGTTCGTTGCCTGGTGCTCGAACTGACCCATTGCCCGAAAAGTCTTGGTACCGGGTGCAAAGGTAGACATGATAGGCCTACCAGCCTCGTCATAATCTACGTAGCCAATCTCATCTTCGGTATAGCCATTGTCCTTAGCCCACTGACGGAAGTTCTCTCGGCCAATGGTACGGGCTATTTGACTACGAGTTTTTTCGTCTTCGCTTAGTGGTCCAGTGCCAGCGTCAAGCTGTGCATCCATCTTGGCTAAACGCGCCTCAAGGATTTTAAGCGACTTATTTTCTTTATCGATCTTTGCGATTCGAGCATTGACAGTGGCTTCGTCGGTACCCATGTCCATGCCTTCAACGAGTTCCGCTGACTTGGCTGTACTTAACTGTAGTTGTCTTTGAAGGTCGGCAACTGTGTCTACGTCACTTGGTTTTGCCTTATCAAGTGCTGCAAGTAACTTTGCCTGGGTCGCATCTTCTGCGTCGAGTTGTGCTACTAAGTTTCTTTGAGCATCATCAGCGACCTTCGCACGCTGCACAAACCGCTGCATTGATGCGTAAGTTGCTGGACTGTCTTTCAAGCTTTCCAATACTTTCGGGTCGCGAAAGTCGATATTTTGTTCCGCTGCCCAATCCAATACTTTTGTGTATGTGCTTGACGGTATCCCACCGTACTCACCTTCAGCCGTAAGAGATCCAGCTATGGCAGTCGCTAATCTGTCGGCTGCTCCCTTAGTTGCTGGCGTATTTGCAAGTTCTGCTTCCAGCTTAGAGACGGCGTCGTCAAAACCGCGTGCGCGACTTGTCTCAACTCTAGCGCGGGCAGCGATTGTTGCTGACTTTACTCGGGCACCTGCACTGCGAATCGCGTTCTTTTCTGTCACTGATATTCGAGCGAGGTCTGCGCTGTACTTACGCAAAGAGTCCCGCTCTTTGAACGCAAGACGCATTTCTTCCAGTTCCCTGCGAGCCTCATCACGATCTTCGCCTGAGTGCCACTTACGAATCGACTCAGCTATTTCCCGGTACGTTCGCATAAACTCCGGGTTTTGGGACTGGTCCTTAGACGTATCCATGCCCCGAGACTTAAAGTAGTTCAAGATCAGGGTTGACATGATTTGAGACTGCGACATCTTACTTCCTGCTACTGTGGTTTCTCTACGGTACCTGGACTGGTTGGGTACTTACCTGCACCGGTACCGGCACCTGCGCCTCCACCTTGGTAGTAACCACCCAAAGCAGCTACGCCACCAGCGACACCGCCTGCGAATGTGGAGCCCGCCAATGCCGCTGTTTGCTGCATCTGAGCCAGTCTGGATTGGGCTGCGGGTAGTACGACACCTTGAGCCCCTTGCTTGCGAGCAAGAGCCAACTGAGCCGATTGTGCTTCGATGTCTGATCTTGCTGCCGCACCTGCTTGCAACATTGCTTCGCGCAGCTTGGTATCTTGGATGGCTTCGATACCGGAGCGTGCTGGACCACGAATGTCTCGCGCTCTCATTTGCTGTTCTTCAAGCTGACGCTTCTGCGACCGTGCTTGCTCCAAAGCCATTGTTACAGCCTTACGTTTCTGCGCCTCAGTAAGTCCGAGTTCACTAAGCGGAGTCTTGGCAATCTTTGCCTGCTCTTTGAGGATGGCCGCTTCCGCCTTACCGATGTCACTCTTCTCGTACTTCTTTCGAGCAATATGTTGACCGAGAAGCTGCGCTCCGCCAGCCAAGGCACCCATGGCAACACCCGCACCAACAATGGCAAGCGGGTTAGCGTACACCATCCCACCAGCACTGGCTTCAAGCGGGTCACCAAAGACCCAACAAATGACAAAGAGGCAAGTGAACAGCGCATACTGCCACGGTTTTAGTCGCGGGAAAAACAAGTCCATTTTACCTCCTTTGATGCTCACGTCTATTCTGGCTCTCTGTGTACTCTTACCGTAAGGTTATCAGATTCACCCGTGTCTTCCTTTGCTTTCAGGACAAGTTCTTCACCTTTTTCGTCCGACACATATACCATAAGCGTTCGCTGACGTAATCGAAGTTGGAAGTACGTAGACAGCGATGACGTATCACTAATCTCTTCTCTATCCCAAGAGTCTAAGTAATCCTGCCAGTTGATGCCCCCACTTTGACCGCCTTGGTTGCCGCCGAGAAAGCTTAGTACCGGCGCCTTAAAAGACAAAACTCGCGCATTACGTATTCCGCACAACAGTCTCGCTCCGCTTTCTACTTCCGTGTCGACAAGCTGGTTACCGCGCTTGATTGTTGTGTCCATACCAAAAGTTGCGTTACCCAAATAATACTCGATATGGGCTTCGTGCCATCCAGCACTCAAAGATGCTACATGGTGCATTGACTTATAGAACCCCTGAGTAACTTCGTGCGTACGTATAACACCTGTGAGTTCTTCGTCTCGATCCGCAAGTTCTAAGGACGCAATAGTATGTGCGGGGCTTAACTGAGCACTGAACGGTAGCCCGCGCTCCATCACAGGCAGACTGTCAACCACTAGCCGTAGTCGGGCTGGCGCAGAGATCACGGCTCTACGTTCGCTTGATTCCATGTCACCCCCGTCATGGTCATTGACGTAGAAAGGGCGCCAGATAGACAGATAAGTTGATATGTCAATGTGACAAACGCATGAGTAGGGCAAGAAAAACTTGATTGAGGTACCCGCTACTGTTCCATAACGGTCAGGGTCATAAGAGTTGCTGTAGGGAGTACCGCCAGCGGGAGTGCTCTGGCTAAAGTATTCGACGGTCAGCAAAGAAGACGTACCAAAAGACCTCGCCATCAGCGTCGGCCATACGTGCGTTTTGCGTACGGCCCAAGTATCTTCCGGTTTCGGCATCAGAACGTTATTGCCGAGACGCCCGTTCAGCATCCCGTAGATACTGTTTTCAGGGTTCGTAGGCGAGTACAGATTAACGGCGTGCTTTTTTGTATTAAAAACACTACCTTCGTCATAGATCGTGGTGTCTGATAAAGTAAAACTCATTCGGCTGCCACCGTAGCAGGTTCGGTCGCCACCAGGGATTCAAAAACAACATGGCTATCTGTATGCCCAAAATCAATGAGCATAGCTGAGAGGTTTGCACCACTTAACCCTACCGCTGGACCGTAAAATGTGCTGGTCTCTGCGCCTGCGACAAACAGAGCAATGCCATCGATTACCATATCTTGTGATTGCCTTTGAAGGACCTCAAGTACAGATGCGTTTTCGTTCGCACCACCAGGGGCGAAGTCCCAATACCTTTCTTCGAGCCATGGCCTATCGACGAACACTTGAAGACTCAAGTTTGCCTGGTTCGCTATGGGTCGTGTGTCCCGAAACTCATCATCGGTCTCAAGTGTTGGGTGCTCTCTCCAGTTATTAAACTGGTTCACAAACACCTCAGAGCGTTGCAGTATGACCCAATCGTCATCATCACGACCTTCGATGTGATAACCAAGACGGAAGAAACCGAACACACCCGCGTTACTATAGGCTCGCTTTGTTTGCTGGTGTTCTATATCCTTAAAACTACCACCACTACCGCTACCACTACTCTTACTAATCGGCAGGAACGGGTGACCGCTGGAAGGTTTGCTGGTTGTGTAAGCCGCATCACCTTCGGGTGTAGAACCCCACTCTCCAGGGGCTGAAGGATTCTCGCCAAAAGGATCTACATACCAACCACCATAACCGCCGGTACCATTTTTGCTGCCGCCGATAAAGCCGGTACTCCCGGTACTTAGATCAAACGCTACTCTACTGCCGTGCAATAAGTTTACCTGTACGTCTGCTGTGATTAGTAAACCTCTCTTCCGGTTTTTCTTGAATGGGAACTTGTTACGAAGAACGCAAAAGCTGTTGTTTAGTTCGCGCCATTCTTTTGAGAAGTTAGGGACAATCTCTGCAAAGCCTCTGTTACTGCCCGTACTTGTCACTTCAGGGCTTATGCTTGAGTTATCGTGATCTGTGAGCAGTGCGTCAAAACGATCAAGACGTCGCTCGTTGTGCGAACGAACAGCCCACATACACCAACCAGACGTGTCGCTTTTTTTGGCTGTTCCATACATAGTAGCCGTTGCAGGAAGAGTTAAACCCGTTGTTGTGTGGTCCCAGGTTATTATTGGCTTATTTGGGTTTGATGTTGATGTACCGTCATCATTCATACGCGGAATCCACTCCATATCCGGTCTTCGATTATGGTAGCTGAACCCGCTATAGCCAAGTTGTGTTCTTGCGTGGAAACTGGTCTGGTCAAAAGTGACTACAGGACCCCCTATCATGTGATCCGGTCGAAACGTGCCTGGAGCGATGTTGCCGTCTCTTAGGCGCGAAAGCTGATTGGCTAGCTGGTTCACCTTACTGCCGGGGTAGAATGGAACTTGATCGTCAAAAGCCGGAACACCAACTGAGTTTGACGAAACAGGTGAGCCTATTCGCGTGGGGAGTGCGATGGCGTTGATCGATGCGTTCATTACACCCACTTTGTTTTCTTCGGTCCTGTTCCCATATTGTTTTGAGTATCTGTCATCGTCAAGACGTCGCACTACAAGTTCGATTACGCAGTTACCGGGTGAAACGTCTACAATGGTTCCAAGTCTACAAGGCCAAGCAACAGTACCCAATGAGGCCCTTTGCGGAGTTTTCTCACCTGACGGGCCAGGAAACTGAACTCTCTCTTCATCGGCAAGTCGCTGAGTTTTGAGTTGAATCGGCACAATACCCTGTTGCTGGTCATCATGACTTCCTGTTATCGAATCGTCGATGATACTACCGTTTACACGCAAAGCCCACTGAACCATTGCGCCGTACGCTTTTCTTGGGTATTGCGTTAAACCCGTAGTTCTCGGTGAAGGCCATTCTTCATCTTGCAGAACATCGCCATACTGAAACGCATGATTAGGGAATGGTACTCGACCCTTTCCTCCATCAGCCGTCGGCAAAAGTTCAAAAAAGCAGTACCAAAGGTGTTGACCGATACCAGAGAGCCAGAATCTTGTAGGCTCAGTTATGTAACTATAGTTAATCACACAAGCTGTCTGCCAACCAGACTTCCTTACATAGAAGATAGGTGCTTGCGGGCAAGTAGGTGCATCACCAGGACTGCTACCGATGCCATAAACTCGGAAGTCGTTGCTACCCTCTCGGTAAGCGTACTTGTATGAACTAAACGCATGTTCCCCTGCCTGTAATGGGTCAATGCGTGTACCTGAACCACTAAAGTTAGTAGCCCCCAAGTTCCCCGAGAGTTGCTCTGACGCAGGTGTAAGTTCAAGAGTCAGATTGTCCGGGTCGAGAATCTCATTCTGTTTGAGAACGTGCTTCGGAAACTCGTACGGCATTAAACGTCCTCTCTACCAGGGATTCTGGCTCTCGGGTTACCCGCTGTAGCTACTGAAACGTCAAACGCGAAAGAAGCAATCTCAACTGAACCGCCCGCACCATCTATAGTAGTCTCTATCTCAAAGCACCAAGTGTTCACTGTACTCATATTAACGGGTATCTTACGCCAAAATAACCTTGGTCTTTGCGTCCGACTACTACCCACAACAGCGAAGTCACCGACATCTTCAACCACCTCAGTACCATCGTCTATGCCTATCGACTTAACTGTGAGTTCATTCACTACTTTAGTGGAGCCGTTTTTATAAAACTTCAGACGAAACGAGGCGTTCTCTGTGTCGACTAAAGCAATATACATAGTGCGTACATTCACCGGAGTAAGCGAGTTTTGGTCTGCTCGAAGCCAACCTGACCGATAAACAGCTTTGTGGGAGAAGTTGCAGGCCAGAGAACTTGCGGCTGTTTCTCGGTTCACTACGTAAACACTAGGCCCTCGACGATGCAGTTCGTCCTGTACTCTATCCCGGAACCGCGTCGAATAGTTTAGGCCGGCAGTGCCGTTCTTGAAGAAATGCTCAAAAGTAGCGTCTGTTGCCGCAACCAAGCACAAGTTTCGAGCGTCTTGGGTTACTGCGAAACTTGAAATGTGCATATTGTAGTTGATCTCGCGCCAGTAGTTACCATCGAAGCACAAGACCAGACTTTGAGCCGTTGAGCCCGTTTTGCAGACAGCGCAGCGATATTCCCCGCTATCAGGGTCAATCACAGATGCAGCGAGCCTGAGTCTGTTACGGTTAACATGAACCTTCATAGTTCTGTCAATCGCGGTGCTGATCATATTGATGGCCCCGCCTTGGAGAGCGTAGAAGCCGTCACGACCTAACCAGATTAGCGAACCGTCACGCATGACTTGGATACTCTGCGGTGCGACACAGCCAACACCGTGCGTAATCGGTGTTGGTGCCGCAAAGTCATCCATCGCGTATACAGTTGTCTCGGTAAAAGCGAGTAGCTGATTGTTATGAGAGAACAAAGCAGTAATCTCTGAACCACCGCTATCAGGAAACGTAAAGTCAACGGCACTAAATGTTCCTGGGTACCCCTGCTCAGAGCGCATCACCATACCAGGAGCACCTGAAATGTTACCGATGATGAGCCTGCCCTGGTGTACGCACATAACTTTGAATATCGGGATGGCTACGGTAGGTACCATGTCATCGCCCAACTCTGCGTCGGGAACATTATCTGGAAAGTCAAAGTCACCCGCAGCCGACATACGCGTCACAAGTCTTGGAGTCGGACCTACGTTATCGATGTCAGGTGTACGATAGATATTTACGGCTACTACATCGCTTGCGCGTGCAGAATCTTTTACGCTGACACCGTTACTCGTCCAGTTGGAGTCAGAAGCAGATCCGATAGGTGTGTGGTCGGGCAAAGAACAGCGCAAAAGAAACTGGCGTTGAACGTCTTTGATCTCAAGACCTAACGTTTCTTCAAGCTTAGCAATGATCCCCTCAACACCGTCACTACCACCACGAATCGGATTAGCGCTGTGCGGTTGTATGTGAACTGCATTTGACCTTGAAGATGTAGCAGAGCGGTTACCAAACTGGTCTTCGTATTGTACGTGGTAGATAAAATGGCCCGCGAGCACACCACCACCATCACCGGATAGCATGTCACCGGCCGTCCCGATGTTGCCTTCCCAAGAGTATCCGTGCGAGTTGGGATAGAATGAATCACGCCCTACGATGTCCACTCCTGTTGGACCCTCTGCAATCGGAGCACTCGGAATGTCGCGGAATCCGAGTTTGAACGCAGTACCTTCGGGTGTGATGATATGAGCCTGGTCGAACCCGTTGTTAAAAATAACAAAGTCATTAAACGCCACGAACTGATGCGGAAAAATAACCGGGCCCGTAAGTGTTTGTGTGTCGTCCGTAGGTGCCGTCAAGTCTCGAAGTACGGGAAGAAAGTTTGGCTCTTCGTAAACGCCTAAAGATAGCAGCGCTGACTGACACCAAGGCTTGTGCATATATAGTTTTGTGCCCGCAGACACAAAAAGCATATCAGCGCACTTGTCGAACAGTCTGGCGTGAAAGACGGTACCCAATGGCGTACTACATGAGTACGTCCACTTATCGTAGCCTTCGGTTAAAACCTCGGGACACCCCGCTGGTTGAGGCCAGTAGCTTGACTCTATTAGTTCATTAGGCCCAGGCGCTATCTCATACGGCGTGATGAGCGGTACTGTTCGAAGCGTACCGTCTCTTGTAACGGCAAAGTTCTGTACGTGCTGACCCAAAGCCTGCGGAGAATACTGAACCTCGGCCTGACCAGGCGGAATAACCCACTGAAGTACCTGCTGTTGTGCTGGAGAGGCCAAGGTTCAATCTCTTAAAATGATACTTGTTCGCGTTTCTTCCAAGTAAGTGAAAGAAGTTCTGGTGCAGACGGGTTCCCTCGGAGATCAGGTACAGCTTTGTATGCTCGCGCACGCCAAGACATATACTTCTCTCCTGCCACGGGAGGCGGTAACGGTAACTCTTCAAGCTTTTCGGGCTCAGTACCTGCCTCAAAGATAACCTCGTCGCTACCAGCAACGGGGCTTGCTCCAACAGGCAAGAATGAGTTGGTTACGCGGTGATATACCCAACCCTTCGGACGCCAATCTGTGTGCGTAATCGGATTCGCATGGGACGAAACAAACTCGAAGCCATTGCGCGTGATTAGTACAGAGTGCCAAAAAGTCGGATCTTCTTTGTTGTATTTGAGGCTGATAACCATCGCCTCTTCGATTTGACCGTCAAGGTTCTGGCGCTCAAGTGTGTCGCCAATCTTGGGTCGAGGTAGTTTGAATGACATGCAACCTCCTTACGTTGTGTTGCGTCTCAACTATAACAGGGTGGTCAAGATACTAAAACTAACTATCTTGTTTAAGAGAGTTGAAGCTGCCGAACAGGTTACTTCTGGATCGGTAGGGTGTGCCTCCGATAATCGAAGTAGGCTCAACAATCTTCGCAGGGTTTGCGTAGCGTGAACGGTATCTCCGAGCCAACTCAATATATCGGTCCAGATGAACTTGGGCACCTGCTTGATCGGCTCCATCAAGTAAGGCTACATAGTATGCAGACAACTCAATCAAAGTCGATACAGCATCACGCTGAATCGGCGGAGTATCTTGGTCATCAATCAACTTCTTGGGTAAACGTGAAACCCGCAAGTCGAGTTCATAACGATCATCCTGTACCGGGTAAGTTTTGTACGCGTAGTACCCCGTGCTGTGGCGCAAAGGCCGTTCAATGTCATACAGACAGTTACCAGTCCACATAAACCTACAAGCTTCTTGTGGGTTGCCCGCAAACTGGTCAAACGTAGGTTCTACTTCGCATAGTAAGTAAAACTTATCACCTGTCTCTGTGTTCGCCATTGCACCTTTAGAGCCGCCCCCAATACCTCGACCTTCGTAAGCCTTGTGCGAAACGTAGAAACGAAGACGTAAACCGCTACGCCCAAAACGTTGCGTAAACGGGTCAGAGAAGCCCAGCATTGCGTCAATGTTAGTCGCTTGTACTTGTAGCGCCCCTTGAGCAAACCGACTCTCAGGGTCCAAAAATATCGTTGACACAGGAGACGGAGCACTTTCCCATGTAGGGTCAGTGATACCTGCAAGGCTGGTTGCCGAAGAATATCGGTCGGGGTGGACGTAGTGTTGCTGCTGCGAATGTGCCCAGTTAATCTCAATCTCGGACGACAATCCCCGGTGACCTCTTGGAGTAACATTGGGTGCTTGTTGCCATTCCTTGTCTCTTCGGCCCCATACATAGGTGTAGCACATCGACCACGTTCCCTGCCTCAGAGATTCGTGATCACCGTTGAGTGCCCTACCAACCAAAGCTAACTCAGAAAGCGAAAGGCTGTCGGCTATGTCAGCGACTCCTCCCGGCATAACTTCACTACTGAACACCCAAGGAATGTTTCTACCAGTTGCGTAGCTTAGTATTGGAGGCTCTGTAGGTGCTGGTAGCTGGAAGTGTCTACCTCTAAACATACGAACAGGTCTACCCTCTGTGTCACCTTGGAAGTCTCTCATGCCAGCACGATCGGCACCTGCCGTGTCAATAGACCACACTTGCTGTTGGGTCTCATCATAGACGACGGCAGGTTCGTGAAGTTCAGTTACATCATCCCGAAGAAAGAACTCAGGTTGATAGATACGAAACTCCATAGGTTCCGATACACGCGGGAACGTTATGGTCTGAGGCACATCTACCCACTTCTGTTCTCTGGACCAGACTCTTGTGGTCATCGTGCGGCGAATCCACTCCCACCCGTCCAAGTTATTTCTCCAGGGCCTATCCAAAGTCACCAGATAAGTTCTTACTTGCTCAAACTCCCTTACGGGGTCTGGACGAGGTTGGTCTTGTACTGGAGGTTCATTGTTGGGTGGTGGATCATTCGGGTTACCCGTAGCAAAGGCAGTAAGTTGCTTGGGTCGATTCTGTTTGAACAGTGCTGTTGGGTCAAAGTCAAAGGCTTCAAAGTCTTCTGTGTCGGTAGAGAACGCGCGTACAGTCACGTCATAACCAGGCTCACGAGCAAAGAGCGGAACCCTTGAAGCAGCAATACCGCCATAACTATCAAACGTACTAAAATGCACGCCACGGCTACGAAGTTTCGTACGAAACTGCTTCAAAAACGCTTCGTTCACTTCATTAACGGGAAGTCCGTTAGCGCGTGCAATCTTTAGTTTATCGGCAGCATCTTTCTTGCTAGCCGTTTTGAACGCAGCAGCGCCCTTGGTACCTTCGCCTTCAAAATACTCGTTAACTATCAGGTTGACCGCGTTAACCGCGTTTTGACCCTCTTGGCTATAGTCATACTCTTCTTGAAACTTCTGCATCGCAGCTTTGGTAATCTTGTTGGCTTCTTCGGTAGACGCTTTAAGTCGGGCACTAGTAATAGACTTGCCTACCAACACACCATTAGCCTGACCAAAAGGTCGTATGTCATACACTGACAGAGCGTTACTTTGGTCGTCGAAGAAGAACTCACGGCACTGACGACGATGCCACCGACCTGATGGATCTTTGATCTCGATGTGCATGATACCATCCCACTCACCGGTACATTTTGGTCGCCATGTTGTGAGAGAGCGTAGCGAATCAATCGATTGACCGTTCTCGTCAACAAATGCCATCAATCGCTTGTCTTGGGGATGACAGACTACGTAAGCTTTGACATAGTCATCGCCGCTTTTCTGCGGCTTTTGGAGCACGACGTGTTCTTCGTCAGGGATAAGTGCTTCTGGTACATCACCTGCAAGACGGTCGAGTGCTTGGTTGATTGCGCTATTCAGCTTTTCGTCGAGTGATTTTCCTTCGCTATCCCATGCACGCATAGCAAGAAGTCTTTGACGCAATGAACCAAGAGAAACATTCACGGTGCCTCCAAAAGACGAAGGGGGCGGAGCCCGAAAGCCACGCCCCCTAAGTATATCATGAAGTAGTTAACTACCACACACTGTTAATCCAGCATGTTGCCTTGTCTCCCGAAGAAGAACCAGCATCGGCTTCAAGAGCCATACCGATAACACACTCAAGTTCGTCCGTAGTTGCACTGGAGTCAACAACGATTGTGTCAGCGATACCAGAGGCACCCGACACGATACGATCACCTTGAGCGACACCACCGTCACACTGAACTTCACCGCAACCCTTGGCAATGATCCAACCGTACTCACCAGCAGCGATAGCGCCACCAGCGACTCCAAGCATCCGATGACGATGAATCGTCGCGGTTGAGAGCAGTCCGTGGAAGGGTTGATAATCAGTGTTATCCAACATGATTACGTGACCTTCCGCGAAAGCGGTTGATTCCTCGTCGTTATAAACGAAGATCCACTCCCGATCACCATAATGAGTCGAGTTAGCAGCGGTTACTTCGTCCGCTTTTTGCACACGGCGAGTACCTACAGGGTATGCCTCAAAGGAATATGTAGCAGCCGGCCAATCTTTGCCAACTGCTCCATCGACGACAGAAGCGCCTGAACTAAACGTACCACTCATGCAGCACCTCCAGCAACACACCCTTGAGCGGGAGTCTTGGTACAGATCAAGTTTCCTTGCATAGTGAACACAGCAGTCACAACATCTTGGTCGCCAACACGTTCCTTGAACTCGCTAATGGTCGGTGCTTCCGCCATTGCAAACTCAAGATAGTCAGTGTTCAAGAAGTAAGCTGCTCCCTCGTCAGGTGCGTAAGTAGCGCCCGTCGCAGGAGTAGTTGTCATGATTGAAGGGTCCAGGTCAAGAGAAGAATAGACCTGAGCAATACCGAGTTCAAGGCCAAGCATTGTGCTCTTTTCAGTCTTGTCTTCGACGACTGAAACGCGAACGTTGCTCAACTTATCGTTCTCGAAGTTGGCGAATGTGTCATCATCAAAGATGCACAAGTCTGGACCCTTACCCATTCCACCAGCATAATGAGCACACTTACGATACAAAGAACGCAGCTTCTTGGTACCATCTGTCGCGTAAGCGTCGATTTCAGCGTACTGGTTGAAGTGGAAGTAAGAAGAAGACTTGGTCACATTCTGAACCTTGTCACCTTGGCTGGCGGGGGGTTGCCAGTCGAGAAGACCATGAGCGACACCAGTACCGATACCGGTAGAGACATCACCGTTCAGTGAGAGCAGACCAGCCAGTTCAGAAGTGTTGAAGACAATACCGCGACTCGTACCTGTAAGCAGGTAAGAGTTGATGTCTGCCTTCGCACCTTCAAGAACAGTCTTGGGATACTCTTCAATGAGACGAATCACAGCGAGTTTTCCGCTGTTCATCTGAAGTTCTTTCTTGGGAATGTTGATCGCAACAGCGAGCCTATGAGGTTCGACCTGGAACTTACGGATCTCTTGGCGACGAGTCATGTTAAGAAGTTCGTCACCAACGTAGATACCGACACCACGGGCAGGGGCACCGCCAGAGAATGTACGCTCGATGAGTGTACCGCTCTCCATTGGAATCCGTGCTTTCTTGTCAAGCGCCTCAAAAAGTTCACTGCTACGAACAAATGAGTTCACCAGGGGACCACGGAGGTCCTCAAAGGTGGTATTCAAAAGTTCTGTCGAAATGGACATTTTGTACCTTAGTTAAGTTTGAAGAAGTTTGATTCAACCGTCGCCTGCCCTGACCAACCCATACGGACCTTCCGGCTACCCGAACAAACTTGGGGGGTGCGTATATTACTTCTACACTACGTATGTGATCTTGACAAGTGTAGGGTCAACTTAATCAACAACATTAGGGTTAGCGTTTGTCTTTCGCTCGCTTACTGCCCTGCTGTTTCTTTTTCAGTTGCTTCATCGTAACCATAAGTAGCTTACGCTTACCACGGGGTTCCGACTGCCCACTTTTTTTGCTCGTGCGTGTTGTGTATCGAACGTCGCTTCCAATGGGCATGATTACTTCCTGATGTGCTTTGACGTACTTCCGTGATACCATGATCACATAGGCGGTGCAATGGCGAGAGCGAAAGCAAGTGTGGAAGGTTCAAGACCCATAGGGCTACCAAGTGGGGCAAAGCTTGCTCACGTAGACGGACTCAACATGGTCAAGATACAGGCCATGTTCTCTACACCAGACGCATTTGTGTCTATGTGTCAGATCGTACGTGAGGACGAGTCTACGGGGTACATGAACCCCACACCAACACAACGAAAACTACTACACGCATACGCCAACAATCGCTGGACTATGGTGAATAAGTTTCGTCAGGCAAAGATCACGACCATTAGTGTCATGCTCCTATTGCGCGACTGTATGTATCTGAGCGGCGTAAAAGGTACCCTGATCGCTGAGCGCCAAGATACTGCCGAAGATGTGTTCGAACGAATCTTGTTTGCCTATCATAGATTACCAAATGACGTAAGGATGCCATTGGCCCCTGGCCGCAAGGCCGGGGCGACCCAAATACATTTCCTGCACGGTGGAGGCATTAAGGTACTCACAGCAGGCGGGCGCTCCCCTGCGGTCGGTCGATCCATTGACCGTCTCATCATCACAGAGTTTGGTGAAGCACAGTGGCAGCGCAAAGCGGCAGTCAACATCTTCCCCACAATCAACAAGCGCCCAAACGCACGGGTCATCTTGGAATCTACTCCTGGGCGGGCTGGGTCGCACCACGAACAGATGTGGCACTCGACAATGGAAGGACGCGGCCGCTTTACTCCCTTGTTCCTGAACTGGTGGGATGACGATAGCTGTCGTGTACCGGCCGATGGATTTATACCCACTGACGCCGAGATTGAGTACCGATCACGTCATCCAGGCATGACCAACGAAAACCTTGCGTTCAGACGGTTAGGTCTTGAAACTGAGTTTGCCGGCGACCCGAGACTATTCACATCTAAGTATCCATCCGACCCATACGATGGTTGGATTGGCTCACTGAACCCCGTCATGCCGGTAGACGTACTCAAACCCGCACTGGCGAAGGCAGTCAATGACCCGAGTATCGGCTTGCATGGGTGTAATGAACTCGACCCACCCAAGGCGGGAACGAAGTACATCATCACGGCTGACCCTGCGGGCTTCGGTGCGAGAGGTGATAAGTCTGCCTTAACTGTGTGGGACGCACACGAAAGACGTGAGGTAGCCTTTTGGGAAGAACGGGAGGACCCGGCAAAGTTTGCTCGTCGACTACTCACGGTGCAGAAACACTACAATGAAGCAATGCTAATCGTTGAGTCGAACGCAACAGCCTGTATTGCCATTCTCCGAGACTCCGGGGCAAAGAACCTCCTGTGGACCGATCGCAGTCATCCAGGCTGGTACGCTACAGACAAACGCATCCAAGAAGCAGAGGCACGCCTGGTACGCATGATTCGACAAGGGGACATAGAAGTGCGTAGTCGCGGCCTTTTGCACCAACTTGTGAACTACGATGGTAGCCGTAAGAAGCGTGCGAAGGGGCTCGATGGCACCACACACCACTTCGACCGTGCTCGAACAGCAGTCATGGCCGCTGATATTTTATCAAAAAGGAAGTTTACCAAAGTACAGGATGAGGTACCATCGTCGACATACGTACCGGGTCAGGTCACCATTAAGGACCTTGACAAGATTAAGCACTCAGAGAAAATGCGTTACAGAAACCCGTACAAACCCGTGTCAAGGTTTGGAGGCTAAATGTCCGGCAGCAATGAAATAACGAACAACCCTGCGAAACGAACAATAGCCAAAGTAGTTCAACGCGGTGGTCGACCGGCTGTAGACGGAACCATGTTAGTTAAAACCAACAAAGGAGACAAGCTGGTTATCACACCCGTCGAGTTGACTTTGAGCGGCAGTAAAGTTGTCGGCTACACAAGAATACCTGGTGGATTGGTGAGAACAGTGAAAGAGAATCACGTACAGGTCTTACCTGATCCAGTGTCTTTTATCGGCGGGAGTGACTGATGGGCAAGAAGTTTAGACCGCTTCAGGGCATGAAGGTAGAGGGGTTCAAAGACTCCGGTGGTCCTGGTCAGTGGATGAAGCGAGCGCCCAAAGCGTTATTTGCGAAAGGGAAGGACGCTAATCAACGAACCGCTTTTATGATGACCGGCAGTTTCGGGGGCTACTCGACACAAAGAGAGTTATCAACCGAACAAAACGAACTTCTCAGTAAGGCGCTTAGAAAAATGGGGCTTACGTCAACCCAAGTATTGGGCGCAACTTACGGCCTAAAAGGAACGCCAAGAGAAGTTATAGAGACTGCGTTAGAACGCGCGCAGAAGATGCAGGATGGTGGTGGACGCAATGGATAAACTCAATCAGCTTATCGACAAGCACCTTTCGTTCTACCAAAAGAACGAAAAGAAATCGTTTGATCGGGCACGTAGGTTCTATCGCGGGGACTTCTTTGCAAACAAAGAAAACTCGGACATCGGTGATGTAGGTAACTCACTACTGAGTTCAAAGAACCTTGTATACGCCATCGCAGACACCGCTGTATCGGCACTGCTTGGGCCAAACCCAGTTGTCGCGGCAAACCCAAGGAACCCTGACAGCGAAGACGCAGCACCCGCAGTTAATGGGTTTATGGAGTATGTGTTTCACTCCAACAAGATGCGTAGACGCGCAGCTACAGCGCTTATTGACGCCGTTCTCTGTAAGCGAGGTATCTTCAAGACTGGTTGGAGTACCGTAGAAGACCGCCCTGTTATCAAAGTAGTCGACCCAAGCGCACTGTTCTTCGACATGACTGTGCGTGATGTAGACGACATTCGCTACTGGCTGGAAGCGACAGTCATGCCATGGTCCGAGTTCAAGTCGCGTGTTCAGTCAGGACGCTACCGATCCGAGAAACTTGGAGATATTCGCCCTGATCGCTACCCAAGCTGGATGCTTGATCGATCACAGAAGAACCAAAAGCATACGGTACGCGACTCGTTTCAGTGGGTCACGGTATGGGAATACTACGATCGCCAACGAAACATCGTACAGCACTATGTAAAGCAAGCTGACGCCGTCGTGTTTGAAGACAAGATCGACTACATCCCATACAGCATGTTCAGCCTGAACCACTCAGGCGTTGACTGTTTGGGTCTCAGTGAAGTGCAGTTGATTCTTGATCAGCAACAAACGGTCAACGATCTACTGACTCACATGAAGCAGATCACCTATCTAATGATTCCGAGGATTCTATACGATGCAGGACGAATCACAGAAGAGGATCTGAACAAGGCAGTTGAGTCGTCAACCGGTGCGTTCATCGGTGTAGCGCCAGAGAACAGTGAAGCACTGCGAAACTTAGCTACATTGTTTTACCCAATGCCGATGCCCGATTCTCCGCAAGGCGTTAAAGAGTTCATCGCTCGACAGGAAGACGATGCAGCTTTTATATCTGCACTTGCTGAGGCCGCACGGGGACAGGTTACTGGAGCCAGGACCGCGACCGAAATGGCAATCATCGATTCCCAAATGCGGAACCGCCTTGCCACCCGCGAAGGACACCTCAACGATTCCCTTCAAGACGTGGCTGCGAAGGCTTTTTACCTCTCGAAACTCTACATGAGTGAGGCCAAGACGGTTCGAGTCTCAGGCGAACGTCGGTGGGATACAGTTACAATAGACTCAATCGCAGACGTGCTGGTCGACTTTGAAATGACCACACATCACCCAATGCAACGCAACCCCGCAGTTGTGTTGGAGTCCATGATTCAGATGCTTCCGATGCTGGTCCAGAGCCCGCACATTGATGTACGTCAACTGACGGAAGAACTCATCGAAGGTATCGGACTGTCGAAGAACGTGCTGATGCCGCCAAAGGATGCTGCAATGAGCGCCGCTGCCGCACAACAGCAAGAGTTGATGATTGCTGGTGCTCAGTCACCTGCCGGTGCAGATCAAGCACTGACAGAGACGCAGCAAGCACTCGACCAGAATGTCGTGGAGATCGATCCGAACGCGTCTGGAGAGGCCCCGCCAGAAGAAGCGTTAGCCGCTGGTGGTGGCGCACCGATACGTCAGCAGTAGGAGCGCACAATGGCCCTGTCAAAAAGAGACCAAGTACGCAAAGCGATGCTCATTAAGAAGCATCGACTTCAAGGCGCCAACAAATCCAAGCGTACGCCTGATCACCCAACCAAGAGTCACGTCGTACTGGCGCAAGAGGGTGACAAGATCAAACTGATTCGGTTTGGTGAGCAGGGTGCCAGCACTGCGGGTAAACCCAAAGCTGGCGAGTCCGCTAAGATGAAGAAAAAGCGCGCCAGTTTTAAGTCGCGGCACCGCAAGAACATTGCGAAGGGCAAAATGAGCGCAGCTTATTGGGCCGATAAGGTGAAGTGGTAATGGCTACTAAACGTGACATGATTACGTCTGCGATGAAGACAAAGCGCAAGACAGCCAAGAAGAAAAGTGGGTCTAAGCCCAAATCAAAAGCCAAACCGCTTAACGAGTCAACCAAGAAGACTCTACGCAACAAGGCAAAAGAGTCTGGTAAGTCTTACGGCACGCTGGTCAAAGTGTATCGTCGAGGGCAAGGCGCGTTTCTGTCATCAGGTTCTCGGCCAGGTATGTCGATGGCTCAATGGGCAATGGCTCGCGTTAACAGCTTTATTAAAGGCTCAAAGAAGCACGACACGGATCTATGATGAAGGAAAAGTACGTAGCAAGACTCAGTGAGAGCGAAGAGAAAAAACAGAAAGCCGCGATCAACAAAGGCAAAAAAGCCTACGCAAAAGGCAAGAGGCTTAGTAAAGATTACTTCGCTGACCGCCAAGCAATCGGTGGTCCATCCTTGGAGGACGAGGACGAGAAAGAACCCGGCGCTGTGTCAGGCTCGACAACTGCCGGAAACGTGTTGGAAGACATGCGTACACAGATTAATCTTGGGGGCAAGGGTGAGGCAGGTACAGGCACTGTAACCGTACCCAAGGGCACCCCCACTCAGCAACGTGAATACGCGGACGCTGTGCGTCGTCGTCAAGGATCTGAGCTACAAGAAAAACTCGACGCACAAAGAAAAGAGCTACAGAAAAGTTTTAGCTTCGGTAGCCGTAAGCCTGGGGCTGGATTGGTATACCAGTCCAAAGAAGACAAAGGCAGAGAAGCTGTACGCAAGTTTTTTGAAGAGGCCGACGAACAAACACCTGTAAGCGACGAACCTCTATCTGATGAAGACAAGGCAGAGAATGTAGCGATCGAAAAAGAAGACCAAGCAGAGAAGTGGAAAAAAGCTGCGGGGCAGGCAGTCGAGCGAGGTAAGCAACAACCTAAGCGCCAAAAACCAGCGGGCGGTGACGAAGAAGATGAGGGCACCAATGGCGGTGGTGATCCGGTGAAAACTTCGGGTGCCGCTGACGTGAACGCTGAAGTCTACGCGCCTTACCTGGAAGGTAGTGAGGACATGACTCCCGAACAACTTATCCAAAAGGCTTTCGATGCGGCAGCAAAGAACTACGGACAATCATACGAATATAAACAGCCGTATGCCGAAGAGAGCGTAGAGATTGACGGCGTTCCATATACAAGAGAAACGTATGAATCAGGGGCAGTGTTTTTAGTGCCTACAGGCGAAGAGGGAGACCTTATGCGTGCTCACGACGACAAAGCACGAAGAGAAAAGTTTGAGAGTGACAAAGCCAAAGTATCGGCGCATGAGTGGTTATGAGTTTTAGAACGAACAATATCGAATGTACTGGCTGCGACTTCTTTGAATACGAAGTGTTCTACCGCACATCAGAGGGCCCACCCGACTGTCCCGAGTGCGGTAGCGAGCGCAAGATGAGTTTCAAAGGCTTCACCTGCGCCGTTCATGGTCAAGGCTACGGGTCATTTGCAGCAGTCGACTTTGGTGTAATGGGCAAAGCCGAAACCAAAGAAGACTATGATCGATGCGTAGCTGCCATCCAAAAGAAGTTTCCTGGCAAGCGAGTCGAGGTAACTCACGAAAGCGACACGCAAAAAAGCACACGATTAGAAGAACTTAGGCACCGTTCCTTCAAGCGCCGCAAGAGCCACGGTATTGACGAGAACATGCGTAAAGGTATTCGTGAGCACCAGAAGCGCCGAGCACAAGAACACTTAGCAGCAGGAAGAACAAAGGCAAAGATTGCTTCTGCGGCTGACTTGGTAAAGGGTAAAGAGTGATACTGAATGAGAGCAAGCTACGCTACGTGCTCGATATGCCGTATCAAGATGCGTACGTCTATGAGCACATGAGAAGCGGAGAGCGTAGAATACTCACAGGCAAGAGCATCGCAAGTCATGGACTGACTCAAGCCTGGAAACTCGCTAAGAAAAAGAAACCTGCAAAGCAGGAACCCACAACTGACTAATCCTACGTGGTATGTTACACCACATATATTAAGGAGACTCCCATGCCCACCGATCCCAAAACAGGTAAGAAACTTCCATACGCCGGAGAACCTGGAGCACCCGAAGGTGCGCCACCGGCACCCGAAGGTGAAGGCGAAACAACAGAGGTCATCCCTGATCGTGACTTGGTGCCGCTGGCAAATGAGGCCGACTCTTTGATGCTGGGTGACATGCTGAGCAATGTTGAAGGTGCGTTGGGGCCAAACGAAACCACTCCCGCTGACATGACTGAAGAAGACATTGAAGGCGACGACGCAACAATGGATACGAAGCCTATCGAAGATGTGTTGGGCGTATCTCCTGAACGCGCAGCACAAATCTTGGCTGCGGCGCAAATGATGCCTCAGATGGAAGGCAAGTCACCTACAGAGATCGCAGAAATGCTCTCAGGTGACATGCAACTTCGTATGCAGGTAGAAAAGATTGCCGCCCGTACAGCAGACACTGCGGCCGAAGACGCTGCTCTGGAAGCTGACATGGCTCCCGCCGAAGAGCCCCCCGCAGAAGAAACTGAGGAAGAAGCTGTAGGTGGTTACTCCATGAAGGGTAAGGGTGGTCCATCATTGGCTAAAGCATTGACTGGTGCCGCAGGTATGGGCACAACTGCCCCCGTAGGTTCGAAGCTAAAAGAAGCCGCTGGCGGTGTAGCAAGCATGTACGGGGCGGCGAAGAAATAAAGATGACCACCTAAGCAACAAGGAGAAATGATGCTTGAAGAAGACAACGAAGCAGTAGATGAAACAGTATCCACCGAATCGGTAGAATCGTCGGAGCCTGTAGAGTCAGTCCAAGAATCGGTCGAGGCAGCCTCTGACTCTGTTGAGTCTACTGAGACTGCGGCCGATGCGCTGGAAGAAGTGCCTCAAGTCCTTGATTGGAACGGCGAACTTGAGTCGATCCAAAAAGAAGCTTGGTACACTGGACTCGATGAGAACATTCGAGACGCTGTGCAGCGGGGCATGACTGCAAAGTACCGCAACTACGAACGCGGATACACCAAGGCGTTTCAAGAAGCGGCCGTCAAGCGTCGTGCGTTAGAGGCCAGAGAAAAAGAGATCCGTGACACCGAACTTCGTGTGCAGAAGTGGTTGCATGGTGATGTTGACCCAATGGCAGAGAAGCAACGTGAAATGGAGTTGCTTCGTGCTAACCACTCAGCAGCGCTCGATACACTTCGCAAAGAGCATGAGCAAGCTATTCTGAAGCAACAAGCAAGCCACACAACCACAATCGACGAGTTGATTGCTGCGCGTGAAGCTGCGGAAGAACGTGCACGTAACTTCGAGCAAATGGAAGCACAGCGGGAACAAGCAGCCTTGGATGCAGAAGTAGATAACTTCGAGAACTGGATTCAGGAAACGGCACCTCACGTCTACAATGACAAAGATGCGCTGTACGCCTTGTGTGTCCAGGTTGCCAGCAACATTCCGAAGGAAGACGCACTGCGTATGGTTCTTGCTGGATACCCAGCACCTGAACCAGAACAGGCACCCGAACCGGAACCCGCGCCAGTCGAACCAGCACCAGTGCCTGATGCCGTCGAAATGATGAACATGGGTGCGAGCCCTGCGGCTAACACAACGGAGCAAAGTGACCTTTCGTTCGACGAACGTATGGATCTACTGCGTCGTCAGTACATGGCAGAAGCAGCAGCCCAACAAGGCGGCTGATAAAAACCGCCCAACGGCAGCGGAAAAACAGAACTGCCGTTGGACGGTAGCCGGTTGGCAAGGCAACAAACATGCAAGACAACGTTCAAGATACCGGCTAAACCGATTGTATCAGGGGGCGGGGCAAATGCCCAGGTAAAGTCCTCCCCCCACCCGGTAGGAATCGCCCATGCTCACGCTCCGAGATGGGAACAGACGATGTGGGTGGGGGGAGAACCGGGACGTTAGTGACTAACCACAGTGCGACTAAAAGCCGCTGCTGCTCCAAGGTTCATTTTACTGCCACTGTAGATTCTTCTTTGTCTTCCTTGATCATTTCAGAAAGCGTCTTCGATTCTTCTGCACGCGTCTCACCTTCCATTGGTTTAGCGCCAGAAGACAACTCTTCAAAGATAGCTTCATGTGCTGGGTGACCGAACTTCAATGTCACACCAACTCCGCGACCGGCTGGTGCGTCAAGAATCTTAATCTCACCACCAGGCATCACTTCATACTTGTAACCGCCCGCACCCTTGTAAATACCTGAAGCCAAGTCACGCGGCTTAATCTCAATATCTTCGTCACCTGTAGGAATCACCTGCGGTGTTGACGGCTTGAACTCAATGTTTTCTTCGGGTCTGCCACCAATCATACTCTCAATGTCTTCCTGCTCACGCTCCCTCTCAGCTTTTTTCATTTCGCGGATCATTTGATCGGGATCGCGTATTTCGCCCTGTGGGTTCATTTCATAACTGGCCATTTTAGTCTCCTACTTCTTGGTTGGGGCGGGAACGCCTTGAGTTGGCGCGATTGCGTCATTCAGCATGTCCAATACCTTCATGAGTCCTTCGGGCGGGCCGTCGTCGCGTGCGACTACCTTCACGTCATACTTGGCGCTGTTGTCACTCTTACGGCTATTCTCGCTGTGGTTAGCCACTGAGCCATGCACAGTCACTTCACAGCTAAACAGGCCAGCATTGTACTTAGCCTTGGCTGTAAGGTCAGCCTTGCTGTCAGAAGTGGTCTTGCTTGAGGTAGAAGACTTCACTTCCATAGTAAAGCGCACTTCGGCTTCCTTGACTGAAAGTGCAGGCGTGTTGATAATGGCGAGCAGTGGAACCTGGAGATCCACCTTTTCCATCGTCGTGTTTCCGGCAGCGTCTTGAACGGGCTTGTTGAAACCAAAGTCCACGGTACGAGCCGACAAGTTGCCTTTGCCATCATCGTTCAGACCAACATCTTTAATGAAGTCGCTGGATGCCTTAGCAAGCAGTGTTTGTGCGTTACACGCAGCCTTGAGTGGGCCACCAATGAGTTGCTCCATTGGAAGGCCACCAAACTGTGATGACATTTGTACGAGGCCGGAATCTGCCATGATGCTCTCCTACGGAAGCAGTTTGATTAGTTGATCGTCGATTCTTGCATAACCCTCTGGAGGCTCGCTGCCTCTGAACGTCAGCTTGAGTTTAGCAGTATTACTCTCTTTTTTGAACCATGACGTGTTGGGGCATGGACGAACCATCAGCTTACCCTTTTGTTTATTGGACTCCAGCCCTGATATTTCAACAGACATTTCAACCTCAAGTTTATCTACTCGAAGGCTTTGCCCTGTTGTCAGTGACTGGAGCGGAACAGGTATATGCTTTTTCGTGAGGTTCCCATCTTCCCACATAGGGATCTCCATGGTCACCATTCGCGGAGAGTAAACCTCCCTACCGTGCTCATCCTTGACCGGGTTCCCGTCGTCATCCACCTTTAGTTCCCAAAACTCCTGATTCATGATGGAATCGAGTTCGTGACGTTCTGCAATATCGGTTGCTGCGATAACGGCAGACTGTATGGAATGGACGATGTCGTCTAATGAATGATCCGGCATCAATACTCTCGACAACTGTGGATGATGCAATCATTCCACTTCCAATCCTTGGTCATGTAGTCGACCAACTCTTTTTCGCGTGTGAGATCAAACGCAGTCAAGAAGTGCATGTCGACTCGGAAGTCCCTGCATAGTCGAGTGGTCCTACAGATGTACCGCTTGTTGTCATACCCCAATATCCAAGAACCATCTTCGGTTTGCGCGGTAACCTGCCCCTCAGTAGGTAAAGTTGCCGCAGCCGGTTGGGTCATGCACAATAACAGTAGGAGAAACATCTTACTTTTCATTCTTTAGCCCATAGTTGTCTTTGGCCCAACCACCACCCTTCAATGTGAAGCTGGTCAGGGCCACTTGTTTTTTCATCGGAACAGATGTTCCATCATCCAGAGCACACGCCCCACAATGCGGGCTCGGATCACCAAAGGCCTGTAGGATCTCTACTTTGGTTTGGCATACTTCGCATTTATAGACATATAGTGGCATGATTACTCCGTTGACAACTATAACACCGTGGAATACCCTGTCAAGGGGGCGGCCGGGAGAGACTTGTGCGCGAGCAAGAAAATACAAACGTGGTAGAGCCGACATATCCGTGTACGCAGTGCGGTGCGTGCTGTAAAGTCCTGCATACCATCGAAACTACGCTACCGTATGACGAAACAGGGCGCTGTGACTACCTAATAGACGCAGAATCCCCCGATGGGCGCCCAATCTACCTCTGTTCCGTGTACGAAACTCGCACAGAAGTAGATTGCCCTACCCTAAACAGCGTAAAACCGGCAGATGTGCCGTGGTTCGACTACTACGCCTTCATGATTCGCAGTTGCGGCCTACTTCAAGAGTCAATCGGCGTAGATTCGTCCTATAAACCGCAAATGACCCTTGATTTGGCATCTACCTTGAACTCCATGAGTGAGGAATGAGGTGTCCGGTGCCATAAGGCCCCACTTTTTGCTCCAGAACGGGCGATTTGTCCGGCCCCTTACCGTCATACAGCGCTAATCCCTGCAATCGGGGGTCGCCCGTCCAGTAAAACACGATGGTTTCGTCGCCAGCCTTACCCCAAAACCGCTTCCAGCCGTTCTTCGTGTAGTATTCGTGGACTTTTTCGTGTGATTCGGGGATACGTTCGCCCGAGATCCACTCATTCCAGCCGTCAGGCGGCTTCACATTCCCGTTTTCGTCTTTCTCAGGCTCTGGTTCGTCGTCTTTGGGCTCCGGTGCAGCCTCTTTCTTGACCTTTTTGGGCTCTGGCTTGGCCACTACCTGGTCTGTAATGACCGATCGGGGGCTCGCAGCCCCAGCTTCCATGACCTGTAGGCCGCGAATCACTGCAATCCGCAGTACCAGGCTCCGATCTACCTCCACACCAAACTCTCTGGCAGCTTCGCTATGACTCACAGTGTCAATCAGAGCGTCAATCCGCGATAGTTCCCTTGGTTCCAAGGTAATCCCGACGCGTGATCGTCTTGGTTTTGTGGGTGTCTTGGTGGTTGTCTTCTTCGTTGTCTTTTTTGTTGGTGGCATTTTGTCCTCCTGTGCCTTGAGTAACCATACCATACCAACGTGGCAAGGTGTTTTGAATATATTTTTGGAAAAGGAAAGGGCTCCCCGGCAAGGAACCCTCTTGGCGGCATGGCGGGGTGTAGGGGGGGTGGGTCAAAGCTGTGGTGGTGAAACCTACTGACTGGTCAGTATATTAGTGCCTACTGACTGGTAGGTAGGTTTCGGTAACTGGCGGACAGCTACCCCCTCGGTGGCGGGTCGATTCGGTCGGGGTGG